GGTGATTTTGTAAGCCCACACCTTGTCCATGTTGATGCGGCCAGTCTTGGAAGTCTGGGCACGCATAAGCGACTTGGCTTTTTTCTTACGTTCAAAGTCCTGTGCCATTGAACTGAGGTACTTGCTGTTCTTGGCAAGAAACTCCTTGTAGAGTTCCATCTTGACCTGTTCGACAGTCTTACCTGCTCGGTATGCGGCGCCACCAACAGAGAACGACAACATCTTTTCGACTGTGTTGATGCCGACAATAAAATCAGCGGGGTTCAGAACGGGAAGCTTGGCATAGAACGTCTCACGGGCGTTTGCATCAAGCAGGCTGTCTTCATTCCGGCGAAAGTTCTCATCGGTGAACGAAGTCGGCTCAGGGCTTTCTTCTGTATCATCAGACTCACTGTCATCAGACGAACCTTCTTCCTTCTCTTCTGACTTTTCTTCTGACTTTTCTTCGGTATCATCGGACGATGAAGACTTCGAATCTTCTTCGGTATTTTCTTCGGACTTCTGACCCGTAGAGGAAGGCGTCTGTGGCTTTTCCTTGTCATCGGAGTTGTCCGAATTAGGAACTTCAACGTAGTCTGCACTCGGGTCGAATTCGCCGTCGCCATCTTCCATGATATCACCAAGGGCGTTCATGAATTGTTCGAAGTCAAGTTCTTCGGTCGAATTTTCGGCACGTTCATAGAGTTCGCTAGCCAGAGCGACCACATCTTCCCAGGTGTTCAGGCTGTCAAGACGATTGACAATCGCTTGTTCTTCGTCCGAGAACTTGACGTTCAAGAACGAGCCGACCTTGGCATGAAGGTTGATGCGGTCAATGAACTTTAGCTTATTGACATCCATACCTTCGACACCGAAGAAATTCTTTTCAAAGAGTTCTTGGTAACCATTGTAGAACGACCGACGAAGACCGGGATAACGGGTCTTCATCTTGCGTTCGATACGAGAATCTTCAATGATATTGAGGAAAGACTTGAAGCCCGAACCCTTCTCAGAGATGCTGGAGTGCCAGCCATCAGCAGGCGTTTCAAGAGCGTGACCAACTTCGTGGCCGATCAGCAAGTCATAAAGGTCAGCCGACATTTCTTTGAAGATAGGCAGCACGACCGTGCGGGTTTCTAGATTGAAGTAAGCGGTGCTTGTCTTCTGGTGTTCTACGTGGATATTTTCGGTCGCCAACAACTTGGCGAGAATCGACTTTTCAGCAAACTGGGACATCACAAAACCTCATCAATCAATCATATTATTACTATAGTCGATTCGCGACCAAATGTCAAGCGATTCTTTTAGAAACAACGGCGCTCACGGCGAATATATCGATTGCCATAGTAGTCATATTCAGTAACTTCTGTGGTACGGCAGTTGCGGTCGCGGCGATAATATGCATCGCGACCACGATAGTCGTAACGAGGACGAGCATAAACTGGACGATCTTCATAACTTTCTTCTTCATATTGTTCGCGCTTGCTTCCGCCAATAGCAGCACCCAAGATCAAGGCACCTAGTCCGATAGCAATAGCTTCGCCGGTATTAATATGGTTGCCACGATTGCGCTCGGTACGTTCGGTGCGATGTTCACCACGACCTTTGGCTTCTGCCACTACTGGAGTAGCAAGAACACTGATAGCAACAATACTCGAAACAATAGACTTAAACATAATCATTCTCCTTATATTATTAGTATACACGAATCGATGGTAATGTCAAGTTAAAAACGTGTCATTGATCCATCTGCATGAGCCAAGAATGGCTCAAACTTAATGTTGGGATATTCATCTGCCAAATCTTTGAACATCTGGAGATTGGAAACGGCATCATCGAAGAGACGAGCGCGAGTAAATTTACCAGTGTCAAGGTATTGTTTAATAAAGATTTTCTTAGCTGGTGCAGACGGCATGGCGCCTAGATTACCAGCACGGTGAACATGGATATCATCAATATCAATGCCTTGTTGACGAAATGTATCTAGAAAAATATCACGGTCATCAAAATCTGACCGAGCGGTAATAACAATCATCTTACTGCCACGGGCTTTGATATTTTTATGCATCGCAATCAATTTGCGAATCGCTTTAGCGATGGGTTCGCTGGTGTCACGAAAATGCCGGGCGTCCCTAAACTCGCTAAAGTCGAAGGACTCACCCGGCTGTAGAATATATGTATTGTATTGCTTGTTACCCAGTGTCTTAATTTTTTTACCGTCTTTAACGATATGGACACGGGCTTTGGTACGGAACAATGTCTCGTCAATATCCCAGATTGTTAATCCGGCACTGTCTTGCGACTCACTTATAAACTCTTTAAAACCAATCATATTTATATACTACTCGATTCGTGAGTGAATGTCAAGTAGTATTTATACAGGAAGGGCTTTCTTGCGAGTCTTTTTGGGCTTAGGAGTTTCTTCTTCCGCGTCTGCTTCGATGCGATTCTTCAAACGCTTTGCAACTTCTTCTGCGTCAAGCCAGATGTCCTTGTTGTCAAGCATCGACTTAATTTCTTCTGGTGTCAGGAAGTCCCTATAGAAAGAAGCAAATAACTTCTCGGACCATGCGCGGAAGTGTGTGATTTGGTCATACATTTCGCCGCCTTTACCAATGGTCCCACTAGAATAATTATGGAACATGAACATCGTGTGGTCAGAGAGTTCAAAGCGGTCGGCACTGAGAAAGATAAGAGTTGCGGCCGACATACAGATACCTTCTACCGAACAGACGATAGTAGCACTCGATTCTTGAATTGCTCTTACTATCTGTAGGGCAGCAAACAGGTCGCCACCTTCACTATTGATACGAATGAAGATAGTATCAGATTCGCTTGCTGAACGGAACAACTGGAACCACTCTACATATTCTTCTGCGGCTTTAATTTCACCGCAAAGATATAGATTTACTATAGTAGAGGAAGGCTGTGCAAAGAACCTGGGCTTAGATGGGCCATCAAACTCGTTCATAGAATCTTGTGATTGCGGTGATCTTTTCAATTTGGTTATCAATTATAGGTGTCCTATTCGGCCAGTGGATGTATTCCTTTTCAGGATTTTTCATCAGGTTATACATTAAAGGTAAAATTAAATCTTCTACCTGCTTCAATTTTTCTGAAACTTCCATTTCGACCAACCGCTTATGTTCTGAGATAAGGGTCGATTGGTCTACATTAAGAAGTCTAGCTTCTAGGTCATATAGCTTGGCCATAATCTCATCTTTGAGATCGCTGGTATCTATATCTTCTTGGGGATTATATGGTTCTCGAACGTGAACCACGGTTTCGGTAGGGTCTTCGAATGTAAATCCGAAATCATAGGTTGTGTTGGACATATTTAGTATACCTTTCGTGCGGATGAAATATATTCATTTCATCATTTTCCAGAAATTAAAAGCCATAGAGACTCTTTGGCCGTCACCTTCGTTAGGTAAAACACGATGCATCAAATCATCGGGAAATAATAATAACAACCCAGCATATGGTTTAATCTGGAAGATTTCTTTTTCAATCTCATACTCAAAATAACCAGCATTTTCTGGAACTTGGAGATAAAGGACTCCACACATCTCATCTGTGGCACCCCTATCGTGATGATGCCACTCATTATAGTCGCTACCAGTATTGATATTATACCAGTAAGTTATATCTTCTCCAGTAACACCAGCCACAGTTTGAACTTTATCTATAACTGGTGCAGCCCAAGGATAAGTTTTTCGATTACAACGCTCACTGTGCCATCCGCCTTTATTACTTCGTTTGACACTCTTAGATACACCGCGTAATGCTAAAACATTATCGATGAAATTTTCCGGTAAAGTAAGTTCAACCAATCGCACAGACATAAAAATAATTAGTCAACTATAAATTCACAGATTGTTTTGGACATATTTTTTAATATACCTTTTTGCTCGTTTTTCCAGTGACTTCATAGCCATCTTCATTTTCATTTCAGAAGCATGGTCAGAGAAATTCAATCCAAGCATATGATCATATTCGTGTTGAAAGATTCTAGCTGGTAGTCCAGTAAACTCTTCAACTATATATTCGCCATTAGCATTCTGATATGATGCGGTGATAGAGGCTGGGCGCTTGATAGAAAGCCACAGACCAGGATAACTTAGACAACCTTCTTTAGCAAGGTTAGTTTCTTCCGACGAGGAAACAATCTTAGGATTAAAAATATTTTTTCTGTTCTCATCATCACTACCCATGACAAAAACTTTAGCATCAATACCAACTTGGTTAGCAGAAAGGCCAAGACCTTTTAGTTCACGGCACTTTGTCCATAGTCTATCTACTAAATCTTTAGCATCTTCTTTTTCAAAATCAAAAGCTGTTGGCTCAACTCTAAGTGTGGGGTGAGTAAACTTAATTAAATCCATAATCAATTCTTTCGTTCAATTACAAGTAGTCCGCATTCATCGTAATCACGATAATATTCTTGCCAGCCATTCTTACCTTCTTCATCATACCAGCGATTAAAGCCTTTGAGAGTGGTAAAGAATAGAGGATTAATATCATGCAACGCAATATATTTTTTTGTGTTGGCTGCAAATTTTTTCAATTCTTGATACGTTTGATCGGCGGTATGGTTAGTATCGATGAACAAAACATCACAATCTATGGGATCTATTTCCAAATCATTAGCACAAATAAAGGTATACTGCAAATTTTTTTCTGACGCAAGAGTATTTAGCTCGTCTAAATTAAGACTTGCGAAATGGTCTACTCCAATGACATGTTTAGTGGCACATTCTAGGAACACTTCGCTTAGTTCGCCAAATCCTACACCCAATTCTAATATAGTTTCATATCCAGAAAAAGTATCAAGATAAAACTGCCTTCTTTTTGCATTATCGCCGTGCATTAAACCACCATTTCACTATAGTTATTTTTCTTTTCAAACTTTATCAAACTGCGGAACTTATCGAACAGTTGGTCACCTTTATGACTGATAACAAATACGTTGGTATCTTCACCCAAAGTATCAAGTAAAGACATAACATAATCTGTACCGTTGTTATCTAGTGAACTATCAAATACCTCATCCAAAATCAAAAGATTGGTAGCCACACTATTCTTCATCTTAGCAATCGTTCTCCATGTAAAGAGGAGTGCTAGGTCAATACGTTGCTTTTCGCCCTCTGAGAAAGAGGCATAGCTGAAATCATCGCGATGGCGAGACTTGATAGTTTCATCAAACTTCTCATCCAAAGTAAACTGCACAAAGAAGTCCATTGCTTGTAAGTATTTATTCACCAGTTTATTGATAACTGGAAGATACTGCCGAATAATCTTAGTCTTAATGCCAGTGTCCTTGAGGAGAGTGGAGACAGCATCCATGTAATGCTTTTCTTCATTCAACTTGGCCTTTTCTTCGTTCTGAACCAGAACTTCCTTAGCATAAGTCTTTAGCTTATTCTTTTCAGTATCTATATCACCAGTTTTAGATGTGATGTCATTCAGTTCCAGATTGAGAGTCTGAATCAATCTTTGTTGAACAATCATTTCGTTGTTGTGCGTAATGATTTCTTTATTCAGTTTAGAAATTTGTTCGGAGAGTGTCTCATTTTCCGCGACAAGTTCCTCAAGTTTTGTAAATTCTTCTTGTAACTTCTCCATTCCAGAAGATAGTTCTTGCATTTTCTCTTGTCTGGATGATACGATGGTTTCTTTATGGTCGTGAGCAATCCCTTGCCGACACGTCGGACACTCATCCGTTTCCTTGTAGAATGCCACCTCCTTTTGGAGATCGCGGAGTTGGGTGGAAAATTTGGTTTTGAAAGAGTCGAGTTTCTTTTGCTTTGTGGCAAGGTCTCCGAGACTTTGTTGGGTTTCTGCAAGAGAAAGTTTCTGCCCCTCCAACTCATTTGCGAGGTTGGTAAGACTTTCAATCTGCCTTTCGCCAGCCTCAATACGTCCCAATATCTCGTCAACTCTCTTTTCACGATTTGTCTCCAGCGTGTCAACATATTCTTTTTGAATTGATGCTTTTTGCTTCAAAACTTCCAGCTTACCGTCGGCATCTTGAATTTGGTCTTTAAGAGCATTCAACTTGTCACGTAACACCACATTCATTGTGGTAAAGATTTGAATGTCAAGTAGGTCTTCAATGATTTCACGGCGAGTACCAGACGGCAACTGCATAAACGGCGTGAATGAGGCTGAACCAAGAATTACAATCTGAGTGAAAGACTTGTAGTTCAACTTGAGAATTGATTCTTCAAGATACTTTTGATAATCTCTGGCGGCTGCATCTTGGTTCAACAGTTCACCGTCAACAGAGATTTCAAAAAGACCTGTCTTGATGCCGCGAACAATCTTATAAGCCTTGCGACCAGATTGAAATTCTACCTCAACAAGCAGTTGCTTCTTGTTGATTGAGTTTACCAACTGCGGTTTGTTGATGTTACGAAACGGCTTACCGAAAAGACTATAGCATAATGCGTCAAGCATCGTAGACTTGCCGCCGCCATTCTCACCTACTATAAGAGTATTGGGTGATCTGTCTAGTCTGATTTCGGTAAACTGATTGCCTGTTGAAAGAAAGTTCTTCCAACGAATAGTGTTGAAAATAATCATACTGTAACGTTCTGTGCCTCAACATAGAGTGTCTGTAAAATAGACTTAATACGGTTCTTTTCTAGATCTGTTTGAATGGTGTCAACAAAATCTGATAGAACAGACATAGTATCTTCCACATTTAGCTCTTCATCATCCATTGCTTCTGTTTCAAATTCAGAAAAGTCTTCGATGATTTTTAGTTCGATTAGATTTAGGTCATACAACTTATCAACGAAACGGTCAAACTTATAAAAATCGGTTTTCTTGACGACTACTAACCGAACGCAACTCCCCACAAGTGCGCTAAGATCAAGCAGATCGATGTCGTCAGTAGTGTCATCATAGTAAATCTTATGAAAGATTTTAAATGGGTTCTCATAGAATTCTACCTCATTTGTTTCCGTATCGTATAGGTGATACCCTCGTGTATCATTATAATCAGACCAAGTAAACTCATAGGTATTACCAAGATACAAAATATTACCAGCCCGACTACGATGGTGGAAATGACCACTACAAACGAGAGGAAATCTATCAAAGTCCACAGTATCCATTCCGTGGTCATTTTTGTGCCCACGATACATTTCAAAGCCTGAAAATTCAAAGTGTCCAAATACTGCTTGTGCATCACTCTTCTTTACTACCTCCATAGTTTCTGTATAATTACCAGAACAAATCCATGGAACAAGCAGTAGATTTTTTCCGTCTAATCTAATTTCTTCGGCTTCCGAATATGTAATAATGTTTTCATACTCACGAAGCAATAGGTCCAGGGAGTTTACATCATTGGTATTCTTGAAGAAAGTATCGTGGTTACCAGCAATCATATGAACGTCGATGCCCAAATCGCTGGTCTTGTCAAAGAAATACTCACGGCACTTCTTCAACGTATTATAATTTATAAACTTGCGTCGGTCAAAAACATCACCCAGGTGAATAATAGTCTTGATGCCTTCCCGTTCCAGATGTGGGAAGAATGTTTCTGTGTAAAACTTCGCAAAGAAGTTATCGAACGGAATGGAATCAGACCTAGCACCGAAGTGTGTGTCTGTAATCAACGCAATTTTCATGACTTTAGAATTCCAAGTAGAGTATTAGTCTGGCTGATAGCATCGTCAAGTGCATGGTGATGAGTATCATTTTCAGCGGCACGAATCTTAGCATTGCTAAGTCCCATAAGGTTCATCACAGTGCGATAACACATGATGTTACTAAAACGCCAAGGATATGGCATACCGACCGCTGCATATCCAGACTCCAGAATAGAGATATCAAACGATGCACCATTACCCCACGGCATGACTTTATCTTTGCCAATCCAGTCGGTAAATCTAGTCAACGCTTCTTGAATTGAAAGTTGGTCTTCTAGAAGGGCGTCTCTCGCGGCCTTACTTTGCTGCATCCACCATTCAATAGTAGACTTGTCAACGTGAAGACCCACATCTTTACAGGACTTAGCATCCACGTTGCAATAAAACTTATCCGTAATACCGTCAGCCAAAGTAAACTTGGTGGCACCAATAGAAAGAATAGTTGCGTTGGCTCTAGTAGATAGAGTTTCCAAGTCAATCATGACATGGACGGTATTAGGATCAGTTACTTTCATTTGCGCTTCAATCCATTATCTTTCGCATATTGTGACAAAGCCTTTTCGCAGTAGTCACGAATGTTTTCTACTGTGACCATATAGTTATGTCTGATATTAGACGGCGTTGCCTTGTCCTGCATAGTATCGACCATCTGCTGGACGATTGCAGGAACATTTAGTTCCTTACTCATAATTTACCTTATTTTTTATCTGCAACCGGCGTAGGAGTTGCAGCATTGGAGACATCAGGAATAGCTTCCTCTAGCGCCTGTTCAGGATCAATCTCTTCGACATCTTGAATGCGCTTCAATGCAATTTGACCATTACAAATCATGTAGTGCTGACCTTCGCCTAGTTTAGATGATTCGAGATAGATGCACCCGGCATTCTGAACCGAAATACCCTGAACTTCTTCACGATGGCCCGCAACGCTATTGACAACAGAAATCACAGCGGTAGAAACAACACCCAGCATCAACAGGGAGAACCAGTTGTCAGAAACAAACTTAACAGCAGTATTAGCTTTAGGAGAATTAATCATAAATGTACCTTTCAGTTAGAGCGATATTTACATATTACTCTAAATCGAGTCCCGAGTCAACAGTTTTTTGTTTGTCCAGATATTTAGGTCGGCGCTTAGGAATGTTACTAACTTCCGCTGGCTTTTCATAGTCATCCACCAGATCGATGGTCTTTTTGAGATAGTCAATGAACTCATTGCCATAATCACCACCGTCGTGATCTTGTGTAATCAAATCATGGACATCTAGATTACGGATGTATCGGTACTTGGCTGCTTGTTGCTTCTTCTCTTTCGCAATACGGCGTAAGAAGGCATAATACGTAATCTGTGTGAAGTAAGCAAAGGGATTCCTAGACTTAGCAGGATCGAAGTTATCGATGTAAGTAATACAGTTTTCAATTCCATCAAGAATCATTTCCTCACGATAGGTATAGTTGATGAAGTTTGATTTATATGCTAAGTGATTCGCAATCTTGAGAAAGCATTCACCAAGATAGTTAGGAACGCGAGGCTTCTTGCTGCGGTCATAGTCGGGTTCAGCTTTAGCAGCCAAAACTTTTTCTCTATACTCGGTAATCTTTTCTAGAAATAAAGCATTATCTACGTAATGAACATTGTTTTTTTTATTCTTGGCCATTGGACCTCCATCATGATATAATCTGTTATACTATATTTTTTTGCATAAGGCAACGTTTTTATTGAAAAAAGTATTTACAACTAGTGATTCTTGGTGTATAAGAAGAGTGTAGCTCTTCAAGAATAACTTCAATTAAGTAATCCTTTGCTTCTTAGTATTCTTGCTTGAAGCATTTCCATCTCATCAAACTCATCAATGTCTTCTATTGGCTCAGGCGAATCGTTGCCGATATACATGAGGTATTGCTGTAGCAGATTTTCTTTTAATGAACCAGAGGTAAGTATCTCCCCGGCGCTCAAAAGAAAACTTTTGTCTGGGGAAATTCCAATCCATGGTTTCAAAAGAAATGTTTCACCGTTTATTCCTTCATGGGTAACTTGAACCGCAATAACGGCAATTGGATCATCAACCCAATAATTATTGGAGTCAGCTGGGCGGACACTCGCAATGAGTGTTTCGCCATTTTTTAATCTTAGAACAGTCACATCGGTCATAGCTGTATTCTCACTAATTTGTAGTTGAAACCTTCTTCATTATATATCTTAATTCTTTCCACCATATGAGAAAGAGTGTAGTTCTTTCGGCTCTTCCATGTTAGGTCATCACCGATATCAAATAGTCTGCACATTGTCTTGTCGGTACCCTTTCGGAGTCCTCTACCAATTGACTGTAGATTTCGTATGCGAGACTTAGAAGGTGAGGCAAAGATAACGTTGTGAAGATTTCTTATATTTATGCCCGTTGAAAACGTGCCGTAGGATGCTATGATGATAGCGTCTTTTTCTTTTTCTGTGATATCTCTAATTGCCTCACGCTGTTGCGTATCTGTGCCACCGTGGACAAAGAAAACTTGGCGATTATCTCCAACCTTGTTATTAATTAGGTCATACAAAACTTGACCGTGCTTCTCGACAAACTGAAATAGGACAAGCGTATTACCCTTCTGCGTGGTAGCAAGGTTCTTAATAACGTTGTTGCGTTTGGGGTGTGTAACCAGCCAGTCCATCTCTTCTTGATATGTGTAGGTCTTTAGTGCCTTCTTTTCCTCATCCGTATAGTCCAGAAGTATACAATGTATGTCAAGATCGGCTACTGAGCCTTGGTCCATCAGTTCTTTAGTAGAGATAACTTTCTTTACCTTACCGAACAGACCCTCAAGAATAAGTTTATGCGTCTTCATTCCATCTAATGTTCCGGTGGTACCGATGCGATACTTTGTGTTGACGCATTTATCAAAGATAGATGTCAGCGACTTTGCTTTGAACAAGTGCGCTTCGTCGCCATAGATTACATCAAATTCATCAAAGAATTTTTTGGGTAGCTTATAGATGGACTGCCATGTGGAGATAACAATCGAGGCTTCGTTTGACTTTTCATGACCCGCGTAAATCTTAGCGCAGTTCTGAGATACATACCACTCGGTATGGGATGCATAGTCTTGAAAGTCCTTATACATCTGTTCTACTAATGAAGTGGTTGGAACAATAATTAATTGCTTACGACCAAATTGCTGGTGATAGCGCATTAGTAGATAGATGATTAGAGACTTACCAGATGCGGTAGGCGAGAGTAACAGTGTGCGACCTATGCGAATTGCATATTTAACCGCCTCTAACTGGTAGTCTCTTGTCTCAATTGGTTTATCTTGGCTATGTAAGTTCAAAGATTCCGCAAACTTCTGCACATCTTCCATAGTAACTGGATCACCGATGCGTTCCATGTCAACGTCTACGCTGTAGTCTAGTCGCTCGGCAAACTCTCTGAGGTATGGCAGAAGGCCAACATAAAGTTCTTTTGTCCAGATGTTGAACAGTCTGGCTTTACCGTCCCATAGTTTGGCGCGATACGTTGGCATAAAACGTGCACCCGGGACTTCGAAAGTGAAGTAATCATTTATTTCTTGGGCAATACCCGGGTCACAATCGACCTTTAGGTGCACCTCATTTTTTTTGGAAACTGTTAAATCACTCACATTAATCCGTTTGTAAATTTAGTCCACTCGATGGCATTCTTAATGTCCCACGTTCTACTATTTAGCGAGCGTATAATTTGCTCCAACTGATAGAGTAGAGCTTTGACATATTCAACTTTGTCCATAGCACGAATGATATCTTCATCACAGTTGATGCGGTCTTCCATATCATGCTTTAATGGCTTTAGGCCTTGATACTGGTTCCAGCCTTTATCTTGTAGTTCGTCTAGGGTCATTTCACCCCGAAAGTATTTACCTTTATCTCGGCGCAAACGGTAGTAGTCTGCTTCTGCCTTTCGCAGTTGCAGTTTAGTGTTTGAAAGAATATTCAAATACTTTGCATGTAGTTCTGGTGTTTTTGTGGATTCTCTGCCTAGATTTAACTCATCTATTTTAGAATCGCCTGTCCACATTTCTTGGACTTCTGATAATTTCATAATATAACCTCAATCGTTATTGAACAAACTTATACATCGTATATTTAAACGTAACCTGTGCTGTTAGATATTGTGCATTGCCATCGCTGATATCGAACTCCAGTCCTTGCAAGGTGGTTGGATAACAATCGATGAATTTAATTTCCATTGTTTTATTTAGATCGGAATCTAAAACGACTAATGTTCCATCTGAATAGTCACCGGAACTACTAAATCCTTTTGCTGTGCCACCTCTGGCCTGTTTGAATTGCTTATATTGTTCACGTTCTTCTGGAAAGCCTAGACCAATTAACCAATCGTGTAGTTCGATATAGTTCTGAAAGTTTTCTTGAACGATAAACTTTATAGTCAATTCATCGTATGTGAGATTGGTACCAGGAACAGTGAAGTCTACCAATGGGTTGGCAACATACGCATTACCAATTGACAGTGCTGGAATCATAGCAGACTGACAGAAGAACGATACATTAGGAAGCGTGTCAATATTAAACTGAAAACCATTTGGTTTCAGATAATTTAGAGTCTCAGGTTTATCTAAAGTTCTTCTTGACATATCTTTCTCCGTCTATTATTTATAACGAAAAAGGGGAGAGCATTTCTGCTCCCCCCAGTTTCTTGCAACCCTTCCTCTAACGGGAAGGTATCGATTACATAAGGTTAGTAACCTTAACGCGACGATAGTATTGGTTACGGTTTGCAGTGAATGTATCGGCGTCAGTTGTGCCGTTCGACTGTGTTACGTATGGGTTAGCGATCATGCCATAACGTGTCTTGAAGCCAATCTTTGGCTGGAAGCTGTTAGGGTCGATTGCACGAACCATTTGTAGTGGAACGTATGGGCAGTAGAAGAGACCAGCATCATATGCTGTAGCGCCCTTATAACCAACAACGTAGAACTGGCTAGCAGCGCCTGTGTTAGCTGAGTAAGGATCAACGTAAACCTTCTTACCGCTGATTGTACCAACAAATGTGTTGCCAGTATCATCAACATCAAGAGCAGGAGCACCCTGTAGAGCGCGGCCTGTGTCTAGAACACCAGCCATAGCTAGAGCAGCCGCAACATCTGACGAACAGATGATGAAGTTACCTTTACCACGACGGGTATCTTGTGCGATTACGTTAGCGTCACGTTCCATGTTGAACAGAAGACCCTTGAAACGCTCAACGCTCCAACGACCGTTTGAGTCAACGTCAAGGTCGAAAGTACCAGCTGTTGCTGTTGAAGCAGCGCCTGGCTTAGCAACCTTGTAGATTGTGCGGATAACTTCGCGGTTGATTTCGTTTAGAATTTCTTGCGAAAGAATATTCGAAAGTTCTGATTCAGCATCAAGACCGTGAATGGCCTTAAGATCCTGTGCCAGTTCAACTGTGTATTCAGCCTTAAGCGCACGGGTCTTGGCAGTTACAGTTGTCTTTTCGATGCTGAATGCCATTTCACCGAAAGCGCCGTCACCTTCTCCGCCTTCGCCGAGACGTTCTGCATCAGCAGTAGCCAAGCCAGTACCAGTTGTGTAAGAACCATCAACTGGGTTTGAACCAGCATGAGTTCCTGTACCAGAGAAGTCTGTATCTGCTTCGTTGAAGAGAGCTTCTGTGCCACTTTGTGTGCTGTAGTTTGACTTCATGGCGAAGATCAAGCCAGTTGGGCCAGTCATTGGCTGAACGCCAGCAACGTCATAAGCCATTAGGTTAGGAAGGGCGCGACGAACGAGCGAGATGAGGATTGGGTCATAACGGTCGATTGCGGAAGCACCCGAACCAGCAATGTTATTTGCCGAAGCATCTTCGAAAAGTGCAGATTTTTCTTCGCGTAGGGCCTTTTCTTGGTTTTCAAGAACGACGGCTGTAACTGCGCGACGGTAGTTGTCTTTAATCGAGCCGAGGCCGTCGTGATTAAGAACAGGTTCCCACTTCTTTTGTAGTTGTTCTGAAAGAAACATTTAGTTTTCTCCTTGTGTGTCAATATCTTTTATTTATAAAAAATTACTTTTGAGCAGCAATCTTATCCAGTGCTTGGACATACTTACTGACTGTCGATTCGTCTAAAACTTCAACACCTTCATCTTCTAACTTGTCTTCCACAATGGTCGACTTAGAAGCTGGGAAATAATTTTCCTTAATGACGTTTAGTTTTTCTTCAAAGATGTCTGCGTTCTCGAATTCTAC